CTAATTTAAGCGCCGTGCCATGGACTCCCAAGGCGGGGTAGCCAGCCAGGCGGGTGCTATTGAGCAAGATTAGATAAGGGTCGGTTGCGTCAGGTCCCCAAACCTCAAGCCACAAACTCAGGGGCGCTCCCTCTGCGTCACTATCTGCGGTGATAACGGCAAGGGCCATTCGTTGGCCAGTGTTGTCTTTGCTCGGCCATAGAATCGGGCTGCTCCAAATAATTGGGAAGTGGAATCCTGGAAGGAACTGGCTTTGGTCGGCTACCCACTGGGCAAACCCTGGCACAAAAGCCTTGCCTGCGTCTCCCGGTTGCAGTGCCAGTTCTGGCGAACCTTCCCACTGTGGCCATAGACCTGACAGGCGCGGTCTTGGTCCAGCCTCAATCTGTGAACCTGCAGGGCCGTCTGATTTGATGTAAGGTCTGCTCCGGTCGCGGTCATAGTAGCCGCACAAGACCACGTCGCCAGATTTCAACCATTTGCGGGCTTTTGGGTGCAGCGCTCCAGCTCGCGAAAAGGTTCGGCCAGGGCGCTTGATGTCAAACGTGCCGTCGCCGTGGTTGGTGACGATGGTCCACTGTTCATAGTCGGGCAGTAAGCCCCCGGCAATGGCCCCAGCAATAGCGCCCTGCACGTCTCGAGCGCTTGGGCCCTGTGGTTTACGGGCAGGCAGGATGATATCAACATTAACCTGCGGCACTGACTGAAGCCCCCACAATCTGCCAGCGTGAACCAGAGCGCTCGATGGTAACCCAGTCGCCAGTTCGCCACTTGTCGCGAGTAATAGAGCCAAGGCTAGAACTTGTCGTGCCATCTGAAAACTCAACGTCATAGCCTCCTGTGTCCTCGTTCCGCCCTGTGATTTTGGCCGATCGGTTTGCGGCGGCCTCACGGTTGGCGGCTTGAATCTGTTGGCCAATCTCGCGTTGTAAGTCTCGACTATTCATCGGGGCCAACCAGTTTGAGCGTCTGGGTCCAAGACTGGTCCTCAGCAAACTCGTCCTCAACATTGTCAATAAACCAAAGCCTGCCGGTCTGGCGGGTCGCTGCGTCGGTCACGCTGCACACGTCGCCGGGGTCAACCTCTGGGTTGAGATACGCCGTCTTTAAATTGCTGTGCCAGGCCCGAATGACCGAGGCTGCTAGGGCGGCCTGCACGGCTTTCAGGACGTCCTCAGGTTTATACAGAATAGTGCTCTCCAGGTTGCCAGACTCAGGATTCAAGCCAACGGCAGCCACCGAAGCTGAGTCGGTCACCTCAAAATCAAAGGGCTCGTCCTGTGCTGCTGGCGTTTGTCCGCCCCTGATTAGCAGTTCATAGTGAGGCACCCAAGCAAAGTTGACGATGCTCGGCAGGTAGGTGAATTCGAGCTTGTAAGCCTTCTGCGGGCCAGAGTAGACAGGTGGGCCACTGCTTAAGACCTCACCATCTTGGCCTTTCCAAACCAGGTCAACCAGGCCACCGTTGACAACCTTGAGGACTTGCACGTTGGCATACTTGCTAGGCGTCTCGAGGTCCACAGACTGGCGGCCAACCACATTGGGGCCAGTGCCATCTTTCTCGCCGGCCACTCCGGTCACAGCCAGCATGCGGCTAGCCTTGAACTGGTTGCGGGGGCGCTCGGCCTCTTCTAGGGTCAGGTCCTCAATATTCTTTTCGTCAACGAATTGCCAGCGCGGCGCCGCAAGCTTGCCAGGGTAGGACTGGTATTTGAGCCCTTTGCGCCATGGCCGGCGGAAGGCTTGCATCTGCTTCCCTAGCTCGTCCAGCCAGTTCAACTTGTTGCCGCCTCCGCGTCTGAATTCGTTGATCTGGTAGTCAGGGAACTCGCAGGCCAGGGCTAGGCCTGAGTCGCTTGCGATTTCCTTCATCACGTCATGGGCCGTGCGGTAGTTGCCAGCCTCGCGAATGATATCACTCATTGAGGCACCATCAGCGGCCAGCGAGCTGCTCACGTCCACACACTTCCAGGTCAGCAAGTCCCCGTTCGTGCTGGGTTGGCCTGGAAGGTAGTAAGTGTATCGCGACTGGTCGGCTACTGTGATTTTGAGTTCAAACTCAGGAGCTTGCTCACCAATCTTGTGCTGTCGCACTTGGCCAGCGTAGTCACCGTAGCCAGGCGGGCACAGGTCGGGGGCGGTGTAAAGATTGATGGTCAAATCCAAGGTGTTGCGCCCGCTAAAAGGTCTCGACTGCTTGAGACTGGTCACGTGTTCGGTGATGTCGGTACCGCCAAAAGTCAAAGTGAAGACCGGTTGAGGGACAAGCTTTTGAGTCGTGCCCCACGTCGTGCTAGCGGCGGCAGTCCAAATCGAATGGAACAGCTGAGTCTCAAGGTCACAGGTCGCGGCTCGTGGCGAGCTTTTGGGCGCTGCCACCTCACAGACTGCCTGGCGTGGGCTTTCAAAAGAGCGTAGCCAGCTGCTGGCCCTACGCGGTGAGCTGCTCGGCCGGAAGACCTCACAGACTGCCTGACGTGGACTAAGCAACAGGCTCGCCAATCAGATCGAAGTCTGCGACTAGTTGCCCTCCATACGGGCGAGGGAAGTTCGCTGGCAAGTTCAGGCGGCCACAATAACCCACATACTTGGAGGCAGTGAGGTCAGCGGGCAGAGCGATCGCGTTATCCTCGCCCGGCACGCTCGAGGCATTCGAGAAGGCGGTGACTCCGGTGGGGTCGGTGCCACGGTCGGCAGCACTCAGGGCTGTGTCTAGCGCGGTTGCAACGGCCAGTTCAAACAGGGTGCTAGCAAACGAATTGCCTCGCACTGCGCCAGCGGTTGCCAGCATCACGGATCGGGTCGCCGAAGCAACCTGCATGGTGATGTCGCCCACTGGAATTCCAAGTTCGTTTACAAACGCGTAGTCGCTATCTGCGTCCATTGGCTGGATGGCGCTCACCCAGCTTAGGCCGTTGAGGGTGACCTCTTCCACGTTCCAGTCACCACTGACCAGATAGCAGACCCAAACCTTGCCAGTGTCCGAGCCAGACGACGAAGAGAACCGAACGGTTCCGCCGGCGGAGCTCTTGAGGCCCCCAGCTCGATTCCACATCTTTGGTGCAAGCAGTGAGCCGGTGCTCTCGTTCTTGCGGTAGGCAATGCCTCGAAGAACCTGCGCTGAAGCGGTGATGACCGGCTTGTAAAAAAGCACGTTCGGCGTGCTCTCCAGGACGGGCGTCAGGTCAATGGCTCCACCAATGGCCCCAGTGTCTGGGTTGCTATCGGCCCCAACGTAGTAAGCTAGGTCTGAATCAGTTGGAGCAGCCATTAAACAAGCACCTCAATCACGTGTAGTCTGATAGTCAATCTCTTGCGGTCGGGTCCAGTCGTGTGGTTCACGGCCTCGATGCCCTGGCTCTGGAAAACTGCTAGGTAGTTAGTCTCGGCGCCGTCAAAGGTCACCTGGACAGGCTCGGCTGGTAGGCGTGTGTATTTGGCGTTCAGGGCGGCCAGTTGTAGCGGCGTGACAAACGGGATTTCAATTTCAAGGTCTAGGTCTTCGGGACGCGTGCCCACCAGTTGAATTACTCTTCTGCCTGGGCCGGTCGTGCTGCGTCGGGTGCGACGAGGAAAAATCGTGTATTCCTGGCGCGGCAACGGGAGCGGGTAAGGTGAATTCGCATCCCAGAACTGCACTGGGTTGGAGCCGTTTGCGTCTGAGATTGTGCAGGCATGCCAATTGTAAGCCACTGTTAGAGCCTCCCTGGCGTAGATTTAGGATTGAAGGTGTGGCGCTCGGCAGCTAACTCGCTGGCGCTTCCTCGTAGGGTCTGGGTCTGGGTTCCGCCGTCGGGCGTGGTCACGCTGAGGTTGATTTGCAGCGGCACTCCACGCAACTGGCTGGCAATCTCGGAACCGATAGACTGTGCAGTGAGCGGCTGAGGCGTGGCGGTTGGAGTCGATGCGACCGCAGGAACAACAGAGGCGCTGACTCGAGCGGGCGCGGCAGCAACGGCCACCACGGCTTTATTGGACTCGGCCTTAATCTGAGCAATGCGCGCGAACACCGCTTTGTCGCCAAAGTTCTCGCCGAGCTGTGCGCTGAGGTCGGCCACGCCAAAAGCTCCATCAGCGAAGGCAGACTTTAGCGGGGGCTTGGCTGGGGTCTCCTCTTCCTTGCGCTTGGCCTGCAGAAGTTTGACTTGGCGATCGGTCTCGACCTTGAGTTGGTCGGTCGTTTGTGCTCGGGCCAGTCTGATTTTTTGTTCAGCAGCTTGAGCAGCAGCGGCCACCAGGTCTTGGTTGGTCGCGCTCTTGGTTAGGCGATCGCGCTCGGCTTCAATCTCGACAATAGACAAGCGCTCTTTCTCTTTGAGCAGCTTCTCAATCTCGGCAACGGTGCTGGCTTTCTTTTCCTCCGCTAGCCGCTTCTGTGCGCCAATCTCAAGGTCTAGAATCTTTTGGCTGGCGTCAATGTTCGCCTTGTCCAGTTGATCGATCTTGGCTTCGTCGGCCTGGTCGTTTGCGGCCTTGGCCTGGCGTCTTGCCTCGGCCTCTTGCTTCCTCTGTTCGGCCACCCGTTCGGCCGCTGCTCGTTTTGCCTCGGCGGTTCTTTTGGCTTCCTCGCGTTTGGCCTCGGCCGTGCGCTCAGCATCGATGGCACCCTGCAGGCGACTAATCTCGAGTTCAATCGCTCGGCGTTCGCCAACGGTCACGCGAACGGCAGCCATCACCGCACGCAGTTGCTCAATCTCCTGGGCTTTGGTAATTTGCTTCTGGTTGGCGGCCTGGCGAATCTCGGCCAGTTCCTGCGCCAAAGTGTTCTTGCGCTCAGCCTCGGCGGCCTTATCCTCGGCAGCCTTTTGGCGCTTAGCTTCGGCCTGCTCTTTTTTGAGGTCTGCGGCTTGGCGCTTAGCTTCCTTGGCGCTCACGTCGTCGGGCGGCGTGACCTTCTTGGCGGCCTCTTGTGCAGCCAGCTCGGTCTTTGCACGTTGGGCGGTTTCAATCTGCGCTTTTAGCTTGGCTTCTAGCTGGGTGTTGCCGGCGTTGCGGGCGGCTTCGGCCTGGTCGGCAAGGCCCCCAAGAACTGCGGCAACGTCTTTGCTCGTCTTGCCCATGCGGGCCAGCTCGTCAGCGTTGAGGCCTACGAGGTCCTTGTTCTTATTGAGGGAAACGGCTCGCTCATTCTCAACTTTGAGTAGTTCTTCAGTCGCCTTGGTCTGCTGCTCAATCGCGAACGTCATGGCGGCAATTCCGATCGCGAAGCTTCCAACAACCAGGAGGACGGCGCCCAGAGTTCCGGTCAAGCTCACCAGGACCACCTCAGCGGCGGCGGTAGCTCCAGCCCAAGCTCGAGTTGCCAGCGTAACGGCCTGCGCATTGCTGGCCAGAATTGCGACCTGTGCGGCGGCTCCGAGCGCACCAAGACCAAGTGAGGCAACCGACGCAGTGACCTGTGTGGCGCCGCCAATGAACCCTTTTAGCTCTGGGTTCACACTGCGCAACAATCCAACCACGTCACGCAGGGCAGGCGAGAATTTGTCTTGGAGAGCAATGGAGCCAGAGCCAACTTCACGTTTGAGCAACTCAAACTCACCGGTTAGGCGCTGGGTGTCGTCTGCGGCTCGCTCGGCGGCTCCAGCGAATTTGCCAGTGTCGGCAAAGGCTAATAAGGCTCGGCGTGCGGCGTCTGCTCGCTCGGCCGTGTCGGTCAAGACCTTGCCAGCCTCAGTTTTCGCGCCGAGGGCCTCCATGTTCTCGACTGTTGCCCCTAGCTCTTTCATCAGAGCCTTTACAGCCTTAGGGTCCGCGTTGCGGTCCAGCTCGGCGAACTTTCCAGCCAGTTCAGCAATGCCCTTGGTTGTAACTGCGCTGATATTCTCCAGTCGAGTAAGGTTCTGTTGCGTCGGTTCTAGCCCGACGTTGTTCAGCTTTTGGAGGGCGGTCAGGGCTTCTGCTCCGTCAAAGCCAAGCACAATTTGCTGCTGAGCCAGCTTTGCAGCTTCGTCCCCAACTTCTCCGAATGCGCCGGCGGCTCGGTCGGCTAGTGAGTCTGCGGCGTCGCCTGCTCGGTTGAGTTCTGCGGACAACTTGCCAGCCACGTCCGCAATCTTGCCCAAGACCTGTGAGCCTTTGTCTAGCGCATTTTGAAAACCCAGCTGATTGTCAGTTGTCGCGGCCGTGTCGCCCACCAGCTGCACCGCGTCATTGGCCTGCGCAAAGTCCTGAACCATCTGGACAGCCACTTGACTAGACTTGGCCCCTGCTCGGTCAAGTCCAGCCAAAACGGCATTTGTCCCAGAGTCAAACCCAGACTGCTCCGAGGTATAGAGGATCCGCGCTTCGCCTAGATCGGGCATTTGCTCACGTCCTTCCCTCGTTGTGGTGTTTGATTAGTTCGTTCCAGCAACTTTCTGAGGTGTAGTCCCAGAACTCGCTGTAGTTCATTTGGAAGACCCTGCGGCCTATTGCGTAGCGCCGTCCCCAGTTCTCCAGGGGCGGCGCTACGCTGGGGGGCTTTGGGCTGGTTCCTTCGCCTCTGTCACAGGCTTGGGCTCGGCTATGCCCGATTGAATCAGCAGGTCAGTGATAATGTTGCGCAGGTCGTTCCATTGCTCGGAGCCTGGCGCAGGCAGGCAGTCTAGGAACTCGCCTGGCGTTGGTTGGTGGTCGAGGCGCTCGGCCTCGGTGAGGTTGATGGTGTTGCGATTCTGGGCCCTGTCGGTCGCAGACAAGGCCCAGAGTAGATCGCACTGGGGCCGAACGGTGCGGCCTCTGAGGAATAGCTCGCAGTGAGTGCGGAAGCTCTCGCCGGTAGCCCGCTCCAGCCCATACCATGCCCGAGCATTCGGGCGAAGGACTAGGACCAGGCTACCGACTTGAGCTGTGACCTCGGGCATCAGCATTATGCGGTAGTGAACGGAACCGTCATGGTTGCCGTGGTGTTGCCTGCTAGGTCAATGACGTCTTTGATTTCCAGAACGAAGCTAGATGCTGCGGCCAGGTCAGCAGACGGATTGATTGTCACAATTCCGGTGGTAGGGTCGTAGGTGTTTGCTGTTGCTACCTGGGTCAAGATTGAACTGACCGACCGGAATACTTTGTAGTTGGACTCCAGGAAAACGATCGGTTTATTGGCGGTTGCAGTGAGGTTGTTGGCCACTGGGTGAACGCCGGCAGACAAAGGCGAGGTAGTGAATACCGCGGCAGTAGCATCCAACGTGGTATGAGCGGCTTTGCCACTTTGATACATGCGCATTTGATAGAACGCTGAGTCGGCCGGCCGCTCAATGAATTTGACTTCCATCTCCACATTGGTCTCTTTGTCGGTCTCATTTGCAAACTTAGGCGGCTTGGTAACGACGCCATAGAATCCAACAAAGTGATAGTCTCCATTCGGGTAAGCCGCTCCGATATACTTAACCACTCCCTCTAGTTTGAAATAGGGAGCAATATCGGTGGTTCGGCGGTCAAGCACTGCCTCTTGATTTGGATCGGTGCCTGCCAGGCTATAGCGAGCGCCAATCAACTTTGCTTGTGCCTCCAGGCTGAGTTTACCCCAACGAAGCTTGGCTTTTAGCGACTTCGGCTTACTGCCAGTTTCAGCAATTGCATCACCTCCCGGCCAGTTGAACTCTGCGCTCTCCTCGTCTAGGTCTAGCAGTTGCGGAGCTTCAAATTCGAAAGGAGTTGAATAGCTAGTTCCACTCGCAAAGATAGCCGCATAGGCCTTACGTAATCCCTTTAAATATCCAGAACCGAATGACATGTCTTATCCTCCTTGGTTTTCTTTGCTATGAATCTCTAGTTGGTAATTGCAAACGAACCGCCAGCAGTCGCTCGAGTCTTGGCCCAAATGGAACGGGCTCGAGACCGCGTAGCAACTTTGGAGCAGTGTCCCGCCCCCAATGATGATGGGCCCAATCCTGTTCAAGGCCTCGAATATTGCCAGGGCCTCGGCCTCAGCCGCAGCAAAGCTTGTTGACCTGCAGGTGATTTGAACGCGTGGCAGGTCTAGCATCTGGGTGCTAGCTGGCCCAGCAGTCGCGGTCACCACGCGCACCAGCTGGCTAGGGTCCCAATCTTCTGGGAGAATCCTGAAAAGGTTGGTGCCAACAGTGCCGCGGCCAACGGTCTGCAAGTAGGTGCACAAGTCGTCAGCGTAGCTCCGCAATTGCGTCCTCCGCGGCTTGAAGTAGTTTGGTAGGTAACTGAGGCAGCTGCTCGAGGTAGTTGGTCTCTAAGAACTTAGCTCGGCCTGTCGTGTGCGCTAAGTCGGTGCGCTCGTGCACAATCAGAGCATGCGGAGCCTTGAAGACCACGGCAAAACCGCCAGGAACTGGCTCGACAACTCCACTAGCTGCCAGCTCGCCCGTCAATTTGGGGCAGTCGGCCTGAGACGCAGACAAAGTGAACTCAGCGACAGAGCGGAGGGCAGGCACGGCCTTCTCTGCTACCTTGGCCGGGAGCTGTTTCAGTCGTTCTCTGAGTGCCGCGCTATCCAATGTCGGCCTCCTGGTAAACTGTATTGCCGTACAGGCCTGGGATTTTGCGAAGGGCAATCACCTGATAGATTTTTCCGCCAGTGCGCACGCGGTCACCAACGGCTAGGGACTGTGCGCCCGAGAACATCAGCAGGCCCTGGGCAACAACTTGCCCGCCGATCGCGTCGGTGACGAGGCGTTGTTGGGCCTGATATCGGGCCTTCATTGGGGTCCAAGCGCTCCACTGAGCTTCGCCCTGGGTCGTTCGGCCTGCTCTGAGTGAGACCTCAACGGTTTGGCCAGTGTAGCTCTCAATCATTGGTATAAGCTCGATTGACTACCCAACCATTTGGCACGGGAGTGCGTTGGGCGGTCTGGCGGATGAACGGCAAGAGCAAAGCTTGAGCACGGGGGCTTGTGAGGGCCGGAGCACCAAACGAAACTGCGCCAGCAGCAAACTCCTCAGACAGGTTGCCAGCTTGGAACTTGAGCACTCCCTGTTGTTGGAGCTGCTGGCGTGACTCCTGGCCAGCAGAGCCCTGTTGCAAGAGCGAGAGGGCCTCCTCAAAGTTGGCTTCCTTGATTTCGCTCGGCATGCGGTTGTAGATCTGCTCTGACTGCTCATCCCATTGTAGGAGGCGCGGCCAGGGCAGAGCCTGTGAGGCGGTCTCGCGAGTGCCACGGAACTTGAAGCGCGACAACTGGCGGCAAGCAGATAC